GAAGATGAATCAGTAGGACAACAATATTTAGAGAGACATAATAATTGGCCTGCTCCAATGTGGATTCAAACTTCATACAATACATCAAGTAATCAACATACAAAAGGTGGAACTCCTTTAAGAGGAAATTATGCAGGTATAGGTTATGAATGGGATGAAGATAATCAAATCTTTTGGCCTAAATCACCTTACGCATCTTGGGTAAAAGATACTACAACTGCATCTTGGAAATCACCAATCGGTGATGCTCCAGCATTAACTGCAGAACAAACTTCACAAAACGAAGCTGGCACACATTCTTGGGGTTATAATTGGAATGAATCAGGCCAATCTTGGGACTTGACAGATAACAACGCATAAATTAAAAAGGTATGTGGTATGCACAAGAAAGTATTATCTGAAATAGATTTACATTATGGCACTATTAATATGCCTAAAGGTTTCGAAATAGATCGAGACAAACTTCAATCAGATATTTTATCATCACAAATTAAAAATTTAGAATTTCCCTTTTCAAGAGAATGGGATAAATTAAATACATATATGCGAGAGCATATAAAAGTAGAGCATGGTTTTACTTTAGTAAATAAAGAAACATGGGGAAATACTTATAAACCCAAAGAAGTTTCTATTCCTTTATTAAATATTAATCCCGTAGATTTAAGAAACTCTCCTGATTATACTTTTCTTTATGGAGTAAATGTTAAAGATTGTAGTGTTAGAATACATTATAATTCTAATAGAAGAGCAGGAAGAAGTTGGGACATACCTTTAGCAAATAATGATTTTATTATGTTTCCCTCTACACAGATGTATTACATTACTAACAATCAAAAAGACTCTTTAAACTTTATTTTAACTACAACTTATGAATCTATCTAATTACTTTTGGTATTTTAGTGGAGTTTTAACTCCTAAGTTTTGTGATGATGTTATTAAATATGCATTATCAAAAGAAGAAGTAATGGCTAGAACAGGTGGTTATGGTGATAAAAAATTAAACAAAGAAGAAGTTAAAAACTTACAAAAGAAAAGAAGATCTGATTTAGTGTGGTTAGATGATACGTGGATTTATAAAGAAATACATCCATATGTTCATATGGCTAATAAAAATGCTGGATGGAATTTTCAGTGGGATAGATCAGAGTCTTGTCAGTTTACAAAATATAAATTAAATCAATATTATGATTGGCATACGGATCCTTGGGACAAACCTTATCAAAGAAAAGAAGGTGATCCAGATAATGGTAAAGTTAGAAAACTATCTATGACCTGTCAATTAACAGATGGGTCCGAATACACAGGCGGAGAATTAGAATTTGATTTTAGAAATTATGATCCTCATATGAGAGATGAAACTAAACATATAAGAAGCGTACCTGAAATATTACCTAAAGGCTCTATCGTAGTATTTCCTTCACATTTGTGGCATAGAGTTAAACCAGTAACGAGAGGAACACGATATTCACTTGTCGTATGGCATTTGGGATATCCATTTAAATAGTATGTATATAAATAATTATTTTGTAACACCTGTATGGACAGAAACAAAACCAGACTTTGTTAAATCTTTAAACAAAGCATCTGATCCATATATTAAAGAAGCACGAAAGAGTAAAGAAGGTAAAGCACATCTTAAAGCCCACGGCGACTTTGGTCGAGCGTGGCACTCAACGCAATTAATGAGTGATACTAAGTTTATGGATTTTAGAAATTATGTTGGTCAAAAATGTTGGGAGTTTTTAGATCACTCAGGATTTGATATGAGTAAATATACTACTTTCTTTGAACAAATGTGGGTACAAGAGTTTGCAAAAAAAGGTGGTGGTCATCATAATGCACACATTCATTGGAACACTCACGTTAATGGTTTTTATTTTTTAAAAGCTAGTGAGAAGACTTCTTATCCCATTTTTCACGAACCGAGAACCGGTGCAAGAACAACTAAATTACATATGAAACCTCAAAAAGGAGTATGGCCCGGAACAGAATTAATTCATTTTAAACCTGAACCAGGATTGCTTATGTTTTTTCCTGGATATCTAGAACACGAATTTTCTGTTGACTATGGTAAAGCTCCTTTTAGATTTATTCATTTTAATATATCAGCGGTGTTAAAAGATATGGCTAAAGATGTTTAAAAAGAAAAAGTATACAGTTATTCGTCAAGCAATATCACAAGACTTAGCAAGTTTTGTTGCAAACTATTTTTTAATGCAAAAACAAGTTTATGATACTTGTAAACAAACTAGATACTTTTCACCTTTTGAAAACATTATAGGTCATTATGAAAATGATGAAGAACAAATACCAAACACATATTCTCAATATGCAAATATGGCTATGGAAACTTTGATGCTTAAATGTCAACCAGCTATGGAAAAAGCAACAGGATTAAAATTATATCCAGCTTATACTTATGCAAGGATATATAAAAAAGGAGATGTTTTAAAAAGACACAAGGATAGATTCTCTTGTGAGATATCTACTACTATGAATCTTGGGGGCGAGGATTGGCCTATCTATTTAAGTCCAAATGAAAATGTAGGTATACCGGATGGTAAAAAAATAACTACTACTAGTCAAGCAAAAGGCATTAAAGTAGATTTAAAACCAGGAGATATGCTGGTTTATTCTGGGTGTGAGCTAGAACATTGGAGAGAAAAGTTTAAAGGTAAAGAATGTGTACAAGTATTTCTTCACTACAATAACCGTAAAACTCCGGGAGCTAAAGATAATATGTTTGATAAGCGTCCTCATTTAGGTCTTCCATCTTGGTTTAAACGATGATATAATTCTTAAATGGAGGCAGTAGATCCACCACATACCCTACTGTCTCCTTTTAAGGATTATATATGTTATTAGGACAAGACGCATTTTCAGCTCAACCATTTTCTAGTTCTCCATTTTTGGGGAATGCTATTGTAAATGTAGTTGGTGCACCTTTAACTTTAAGAGCAGGACCTGTAGGAATAGAGACAACTGTAATTAATGTCATAGTTTCTCCCGATCCTTTAGTATTAGCTACAGCTCAAGTAGGTACTTTTACTGTTGAAGGTACAGCAGTTGTTCCTGATACAATTCCTAAAGTACCATTAACTTTAGGTACAATGGACGCAACAAGTGCCGCTTCGGGTAGTGCGGTTATTAATCCATCTACCCTTCAAAACCAATTGACGTTGCGTACTGCGAGTGGTATAGTAGTCACCGGTAACGCAGTAGTAAATGTTACAGGAGTTCCATTAACATTAAGAACAAATGAAACTGGAATTATAACGTGGAACGAAATTATACCAGGAGCAAACATGGTTTGGACACCAATAGAACCGTACTAATATGGCATCAACTTATTCAACAGATTTATCATTAGAACTTGTAGCAACCGGTGAAAAAGCTGGTCTATGGGGATCAATTAATAATACTAATTTACAAGTTTTAGAAGCAGCTACTGCTTTTTTAGAAGTTCCTATTACCGGTACTACTCAAACTTTAAGTTTAGCTGACGGATCGTCGACCGCGGATGGTAAACATTTATATTTAAAATTAACTGGTACTTTAACTGGTAATACAACTTTAACAATGCCTGCTTCTACTACAGGTGGAACAGCTACAAGAGTTTACATAATTGAAGACGCTACTACAAGAGGAGCTTCGGCTACTGATCTTTTTACTTTAGAAGTTTTAACTACAGGAGCAGCTTCTAATGTACCTGTTCCTCAAAAAGCTAATATGTTATTAGTTTCTAATGGAGCTACTCCTTTAACTACTTTAGGTGGAATTTTAAAAAAAGGACATGTTTCTATAGATTCCGCAACTGTAACTGCATACACAGCTGTAGCGGGAGATCAAATTTTTGTAGATACTCAAAACAATCAGGTAACAATAACACTACCTGCAGCCGCAGTCGCAGGAGATGAAATCACTATTATGGATGCTTCAGCTGCAAATGGATTTGCAACTAATAAATGTGCTGTTAATTTTAATGGTTTAAAATATCAAAATCTTACTGCTAACTTAGATTTACAAACAAACAATCAATCTGTTACTTTAATATATACTAATATTGCAGGTAAAGGTTGGATTCAAAAATCAAATAATACATAGGAGCTAATTAATGGCTCTTCAACAAATTAAATTTGCACCGGGAGTTGACAAACAAGACACACGTGTTGGTGCAGTAGGTCGATGGGTTGATTCAGATAACGTAAGATTTAGATACGGTCTTCCTGAAAAAGTAGGAGGATGGCAATCTTTATTACCAGATACTATTGTAGGTGTAGCAAGAAAACAACATGCTTTGGTTGATACATCTGGAAACAGATATGTAATTCTTGGAACTGATAAATTTTTAATCTGTTATTTTGAAGGAGGTCTTCATGATATTACTCCTTTTGATACAGATGCTAACGGAGCAGTTATTGCATTAGCTTCTACAGTTACTTCTAATACAGCAAATACTTCTATTACAATTGATACAGGTCCAACACTTCATGGTTTTAAAGAAGGAGATATTATATTTTTTTCTGCGTTTACTAAACCTACGGGTTCAAATTTAGATAACGCAGATTTTTTAGATAAACCCTATCAAGTTATTACTGTTCCAACTAATACTACTTTTACTATTACCTCTCCAACTCAAGAAGCAGGAGGAGGTCCATACAATAATGGAACTTGTACTGTTAAACCTTATTCAAGAGTTGGACCCGCTGCGCAAACATATGGTTATGGATATGGTGTAGGACAATTTGGAGGAACAGTTCAAGGTTCTGCGACAAGTACTTTGAATGCAGGTATTGTAGCAGCAGATACCACTATTACTTTAGCTGATTCACAAAACTTTTCAACAAGTGGTAAAGCTTTAATTGGTGATTTCTCAAGTGGTGATTATGCAGCTACTTCTGAATTAATTAGTTACACTGGAAATACAGATGCAGCTCCAGGTGATTTAACAACGGTTAGTAGATCACAATCTGGAACAACAGCTCCAGCAACAACAGCTTTAGGAACAACTGTTACTCAATCTACAGACTGGGCTGGTTATGGTGATCCAGTAGTAGCTACTACTACAACTCTAGAACCAGGGCTTTGGTCGTTAAGTAGTTTTGGAGAAGTTTTAGTTGCAACCATTGCTAACGGTAAAACATTTACATGGAATGCTGGTATTGCGGCAAGATTAACAACAAGAGCATCACAACTTACAACAAGTTTTGAAACAACTAACAATCCTGATAAAAGTAGATTAACTTTAGTATCTCCTACTACAAGACACTTAATTCATTTTGGAACTGAGGCCACTATTGGCACTCCTACTTCTCAAGAAGACTTATTAATTAGATTTTCTGAACAAGAAAATATAAATACTTATACTATTCAAGCAACAAACACAGCTGGTTCTCAAAGATTACAAGATGGTACTAAAATTATGGGAGCTATCTCTGCTAAAGAAAATATTCTAGTATGGACTGATAATGCTTTATATACCATGAAGTTTGTTGGTGCTCCATTTACATTTGGATTTGAACAAGTAGGTACAAACTGTGGATTGATTGGACAGAATGCAGCTATTGAAATAGATGGTGTTGCTTATTGGATGTCTAACAATGGCTTCTTTTCTTTTGATGGTACAGTTAATACTTTACCGTGTTCGGTTGAAGACTATGTTTATGATGATGCTGATACAACTAAAGGACAACAAATTTGTGCAGGAATTAATAATTTATTTACAGAAGTTACTTGGTGGTACCCAACATCAGGATCAGATTTTAACAACAGATATGTAGTTTATAATTATGGTCAAACTAATCAACAAGTGCCAATGGGTAATTGGTATACAGGAACTAATACTAATTCAATTAGAACAACTTGGATTGATTCATTAGTTTATCCTAAACCTTATGCAACAGCATTTGATAGTACAGGCACAGGTACATTTCCAGTTATTGGTGGTGAGACTGGCTTAGGTAAAAGTGTATTTTTTGAACACGAGATAGGAACGGATCAAGTTAATCCTGATGGATCTACTACAGCTTTAACTTCTTTTGTAGAATCTTTTGATTTTGCATTACAAACAGATCAAGGTATTGGAGAATACTTTTTATCTATGGGTAGATTTTTACCTAACTTTAAAAACTTAATAGGAAATGCAATTGTTAATGTATCAGTTACTCCTTTTCCAGCTGCACCTAATACAGCTGCTTCCTTTAGTCCTTTTACAGTTGACACTTCTACTACATTTGTTAGTACTAGAGCACGAGGAAGGTACGCAGCT